AGGAGGGGCAATCCCCTCCTTGTTCATGTATGTATACTTTATTTTATGCCGCACTTGTAATTTTTATTTATGTGGGCGTCGGTCTGCATATTTGCATTTTATAGGTGTATCGTCATTTATTGTATCGATACTAAGAATTAATATTATTTCTAACGTGTTCGTTGGTTAGCATGCCTTCGAACCTAATTAAATTATGCTAATATTTGTTTTGTAAAAATTGTTTTACGTGCGTAACAACTATCTTTTGATAGTAGGCTTTCTTTCAATTTGTTTAGTAAGAAAGTTTGTGTAAACGCGTTACGAATTCTTTTGAATTGTGTTACACATTTAAGGGCTTTTATTAATACTTTATTGCCTTAAATACAGTCGCATATCGTCCTTGCGATTGAATAATATTTTAAAATTAAATGTATATCCCGTCGAGATTGTCGATCTTACATTTACGATGTTAATTCAATAATGTTTCGAAACCAGTGTTCCATAGGCCTGGAATTATAGATTGAGAAATAAACATAAACTTTGTTTATTCAATGATACTCATATTTCCCGCTTCCCTGAGTTCTACTGTAATAGAAATGTTTGAGATAGGAACCTCTGTTATGGCTAGTTGCCCATGCTCCGAAAATTAATATTTAACCGCCTTAGAGGAAAGCGGTCACGCGATAGAATGTAGGTTCCTTTGTATACCATTTATGCCTAAGAATACTAACTTTAAATCAAATTTGCCTAGTGATATTGTAAATTATAAAAATAGAAAAATTGAGAAAAAAGAAAAAGGGAAGTTGACGACTGAAGAAAGGAAGAGATTGCGAGCTCAGAAAAAGATGCGTTTGCAATGCTCTTATGAGAATATATATGATGATGCTTGTTTTGCTTTTGCAAACAAGCATTTTGATCAAAGTTTGGATGATGAAATCCAGAATGTTGTGAGTTCTCTCACACAATTTGGACATCATCTGGGGAAGTATTTCAATTTGAAGCCAATGATAAAGTTGGCTGAAGATGCTGTTATTTTTGTGTATTATATTACACAAGCCAGTTCATCTGTAGATGTTGGTGTCGCTATAGCCACTTTTGTTAAGTTACAATGTGGTGAAGACCCCTTATTATATAAGTTTCATCTTGGATTTTTATCCAAAATGGTTAGTAAATTATTGCGATCGGAACCTGAGGTTCAAAACCTGAGTGAAGACTTATCTAGGTTCAGAAATGTGTTAGATAAGTATGAACGTTATTCTGAAAGTAAAGTAGCCAAAAAAGTTAGAAAACTGGTTTTTTCTTGTATTGCTTTAGGTGTATTTGAGAAGATGAATTTAGACCCCGAATGGTTGGGTGCAAATTCAGCTTTATATACTGATTTTAAGAAAAAGAATTTTCCAACATATGTTGAATTTGGCTATATTGTTTTAGATACAACTTTGTTTATTTTGGAACGTGCACACGCGGTAGTTAAAACCGGGAGTGCGTCGGACTTTTTCCACAATGGAGACAAATATGAAGAGTGGTATAATGAAGTTTTGGAATTAAAACGTCTGTCAAAGTTATTGTCGGATCCTCAACCTCATAATTTCTCCGAAAGCGAGTTTGCGATGAGACTAGAAGCTGCTATAGAACAAGGTCGGAGTATTCGACAGATGGTAGCTACACTAGAACTTTGGCAAAAGAAAAGTGTTTCTGTTCAATTTCATGAGTTGTTGTGTCTTAGAGATCAATATATTGTTAAGAAAGGCTCTTGTGAATTGAGGCCGTTACCGTTCGCAATTTTGTATGCTGGCGGAACGTCAATAGGAAAGTCAACTCTTGCGGATTTGACTTTTAAATATCTTGGTAAAACATTGGGCTTACCTACGGGTGTTGAATATAGATATTCTAAAAATGGCTTTGCTAAGTTCTGGGATAACTTTAAGTCAGCAAAATGGTTCCTCGATATAGATGATATAGCTTTCATGGATCCTAATATGGCTAAAGCTGGCGGAGGTGATCCTTCCGTTATGGAAATAATTCAAATTAATAATCCTATGCCATATGTTCCTGATCAAGCCCATTTAGATGATAAAGGGAAGATCCCTTTACGTAATATGGTTACGTGTGCGAGTACTAACTCACCACATTTGAATGCACAATTTTATTTTTCTCATCCTATAGCTGTTTTAAGAAGATTTCCATACGTGGTTCACGTTAAGGTGAAATCTGAATATAGCACAAAAGGGATGTTAGATCCAACAAAAGTTCCTTCGCCTCCTACAGATATTCCCAACTTTTGGGAGTTTGAGGTCAAGAAAATAGTTGGATGCAAAGGGAAAAATGAACCTGTTTATGAAGATATCCCGAAGTTTGATGATATAAAAGAATATTTACAGTGGCTTGGGAAAACAGCTTTGGCACATTTCGAACTTCAGAAGAAAGTTAGAACTGAAGCGGAAAAATTTGAAGAGATGGAAGTATGTTCTACTTGTCAAATGATCAAGCCTTGTTCTTGTGCATTACAGGCTGATATTGCTGAGTACTCTGAAGATGAGGAAACTAAAGTTGAAGATGACACTCGAAGCATTACGTCTAGTAATTCTAGTTGCGTTCTAGAAAGTAATGGTAGTGTAACTTCAGACGATGTTATTGGTTCTCATCGACCCATGTTGTTTGGAGAACCAAATGGTGTTGCACCACCTTTACCTGTGTACTGCAAGAAAAGCCATGCCAATGTAATGGCATGGTTTAATGCTCATGCAAACAAACAAAAAATTGTTTATTGTATGTTGTGTGAGAATTTTTCTTGCAATCGAGATCATATTAAGGAGCATTGGATGAAGTTCCCGGGAGAAAGATTAGTATTACATCATTATAATGATGTTGATAAAGAGTTATTTGTTGAAGTTCAACATATAGGAATTGCGTTTCCCTTAAGACAAAGGTATGCTATATTTCGAACTATAGGTTGGAATCCCTCTCCAATGTCTATGGGTCCAGGATGGACTATAGATGAACGAGAGAGAGCTATTAAGAAATGTAAAGATTGGATTGAACTTATAGATATGTGTCCTCCTGAAGAGATACCATTAATTCCAGCTTCATTTACTAATTTTGTCAAGCGTTGGACAAACGTTGAACAGTGGTGGTACCGGATTATGGGATTTTTCTTCTGTGTAGCAGTAAAATTACACAAGATTTCTAATTGGATACATCCTTTATTAGGAGATTTCACCATATGGTTTTTGTCTGTTACATTGCCGGCTAGATTTTTGTTTACAAAAGACTGGTGGCGTGCAGTTGGAAACGCTGTCGCACGTAAAATTGGAGCGCCCATTTGGGTAGCTCCAGCGATAACAGGCCTCACTTTGGCTTTAGCCAGTTATGCTCTTATACGCTCTCTTAAAAAGAATAAGATGACTGTACAAGGCAATGTTGGTTCTAAACCAAAGAAGGTAGATGTTGATGAAAGAGTTAATGTATGGTACAAGGAAGATTTTATTTTGAATTCAATTGATTTGTCACCACAAATTACATCAACAAAAAGTAATCCTGACAAATTTTTAGATAAGGTTCAAAATCACTGTATTGGAGCTAAAATTCGAGTTAAGACGGAAGATGGTAAAGCGGGTTTTAAAAGAGCAAAGTTTTTTGCTATTGGCGGACAAGTTTTTATGACGAATAATCATATCTTTCCCGAAAATAAGCAATACATTGTCGATATGATACTTACTAAACAGATGTGCCAAGTTGGTAGTAATGTAACAGTAATTATTGAAGGTAAGGAGATATTACGTGATGTGACGAAAGACGTTTGTTATATTCGTATTCCGGAGATTAACCTTTTTTCAAATATGGACGCTTATTTTCCTGGTAGTGAATATCAACCAAAATCAGACGGATTGATAATGATGAGACATGAAGATGGTAACATAGTTAAAATTGGTCTAATTAAATCGCAACGAATGAAAGTTAAGTACGATGAATTACCAAATTTTAATAATTTCATCTTTCAAGGGATAGTTGATACTCCTACGAAACAAGGCGACTGTGGAGGTATACATATACATAAGACTCCTTTAGGTTGTACTTTAGTGGGATTGCACATTTCTGGAGGTAAGAACAATGTCGGGGCAACATTCTTGACAAAAGAGGATATTCGTACTGCGCTGAAACATTTTGACGCTTTTATGATTCAATCTGGCGATATAATGTTTGATGGAACCTTAGTACCTTTACATAGCAAGAGCCCTTTGCGATATATAGAGAATGGGAATATGCAGGTTTATGGTAGTATACCTAATAATGTTCGAGGTAGTGGTTCTAGAGTTGTTCCTTCTCTTATGCAGGAATCTCTCATTAAACGGGGTTTAGTGTTAAAACATGGGAAACCTGTTATGGACGGATGGAAACCAAAAGCTCTAGCATTTAACGAGATGGTAAAGAGCGACACTTTGAATATTTCTAAGTCATTATTACGAGAGATCTCACAGACATTTGCTCACGAGATATTTGCTCGTCTGAGCGAATCGTCACGTTCGATGATTCATATAGTGGATATGGAGACCGCCATTAATGGTGCGATTGGTATTCCGTATATGGATCGAATGAATGCGTCAACATCAGCTGGTTTTCCTTATAATAAACCTAAACGTAGTTTTTTGGAGGGTGATCTAATAAAGGAAGTCACTCCTGAAATACGTAAACGAATTGAACACGCATTGGATGAAGGAATGAAAGGCAAAGTTGTTGAATTCATATACAATGCTTGTCTTAAAGATGAACCAACTTCTTTTAAGAAGATTGCGATTTCTAAAACACGAGTTTTTGTCTGTGGTAGTATTGAATCTACTATCATAGGTAGGATGTTGTATATGGGAATAATGCGTTGCGTTATGTCTAACCGCATTCTCTTTGAAGTCGCGATAGGAACAAATGCTCAATCAGCAGAATGGGAGGAAATTTATCGTTTTTTGTGTCAATCAGGTGGTTATAACATGGCTGGTGATTATGTATTTTATGATAAAACTATACCAGCTGCTATTTTATTGGCTGTAAACGATTTTTTCCAAACATTAGCTGAACTAGCTGGATGGAATGAAAGTGAACTTGCTTTATTGAAGAGTTATGGTTATACGATAGTCTTTGCGATAATAAATATGTTTGGAGATCTTGTACGTGCTACACATGGTGTTCCATCTGGTTGTGCTGTTACATCTTTGTTTGATAGTATGGCAAATTCGATCATATTTAGATATGTTTTTGCCACTGTTTTCAAACGCTTATCTAAGGATCATGAAATTTTTGAAGAAAATCCTAGTTTGCTTGATCCAGTAAAGAATTTTAAGCAGAATGTACATCTCATAACTTTAGGAGATGATAATGTTGCTTGGGTGAAAGGTAAAGCTATTAATTACTTCAATCATATTAGTTTTGCTGAGATTATTAGTGAGTTCGGCATGGAGTATACCATGGCTGAGAAGGATGCTAAACTTATTCCTTGGATCCCAATGAATGAAGTTACTTTTTTGAAACGAAAATTTATTTGGGATGAAAGATTTAACAGTTTTAGCGCTCCTTTAGATTGGAATTCTATAGAAAAGATGCTTCTTATTTGTGTTCAAAGTAAGAGTATTTCTATGGAAGAACATGCTTGCGCTGTAATATCATGTGCCTTACGAGAAGCCTATCAACACTCTGATGAGCGTTATGACTACTTGCATAATTTATTACAAGAGGTAGTTGATGAGGTAGGGATAAGAAATCATGTCACAGATTCTACGTTTCCTAGTAAAAATGTTTTATTAAATGATTGGAGACGTAGTTCTATTTCTGCTTTAAAAAGACTAAATAAGCAAGTACCTGAAACGTTCGAACCAGAGACGCTTCCAGAAGTTGTCATGGAGGTACAGTGTATACGTCCTGAGTTACAGCTATTGAGAATAGATGAAAATTATGATGAAGTAGAGGATGATAACCAATCTTTTGATGGAAATCATAGTGATGATGAAAGCAATGAAGAAGATCTTTATCATGAGGAAGAGTGTGAGGTTAGTGATGATAATTACGTTATGCCATATGATACAGGGTGTATATTAGAAGATTTTTTCTTATATAGACACAATCCGCATTACACTAGACTTTTGTTTTTGTCAAACGTCATGCCATGCTTTTGTGTTCAATGTCTGAATATAAACGGAAGGCATCCTCATTTTTATTTAGCATGCAGTAGAAATTGCATGCATTGTTTTGACATTTTTGTTGAGACTGAACTATGTTCTCAAGGTCATGGTCGTCGAGATATGACACTTGAGAGGTTCTTCGAAGTTACTGCGCGAAATGACCCCGTATTTTTTCGTGAGAATGGTCGAAGACCAGATACTCCACCAGTGCGTTCCACAGAGTCTCTATTTAGAGAAGAGGAGGTTGAGCCTCAATTACGGACAACATTTCTACCTGGATTAAGTCGACCAGATGGAATTCATAGATTATGACTAAACAAAACTTTTAATAAACGTTCGTTACGTCAAAAACGCGTGGTGGCTACGAAAGTCAATCTATTTGTCAAGAAAATGACAAACTCTTTGAAGAGTATGAGTCTTCAACAGCACACAATGTGTGTACAATCTTCAGATGCAGTAATTCCTGTATCTGAGTCCAGTGAAAATCAACAGATGCAACAAGTTACTGTTGGTTTTCACGATCAAACTGCTGGTATGAAGGTTGAATATAATTCACCTACCGAGCCAAATATGTTGACAGATTATCAACCAGAGGCTCATCTTTCTAAGTTTCTTAGTCGTCCTCAGCTAATCAAAACTGTTACATGGCATGAAACTGATACTACAGGAACAACATGGACATTAAATCCTTGGAACGCATTCTTCAACTCGACCACTACTAGGAAGAAATTAGATAATTATGCCTTTATAAATTGTAGTTTAAGGGTAAAATTTGTTGTTAATGCTTCACCCTTCTACTTTGGTTCTACTCTGGTTGGATATCAACCTATGGCTGGATATTACACTCCGTCAGCGGTTACATCAGGTTCAACGAACGCATGGATCATACCGTTTTCACAGATGCCACATATTTGGATTTATCCTCAAACAAGCCAGGGTGGTGAATTGAAGTTACCATTCTTCTATCATAAGAATTGGTTACCTTTGACAAATTCTGATACTACCAATATGGGATTGTTAACAGGAGCAGTAGTTAATGCTTTGATGTCTGCCAATGGAGCTTCAGGTACTGGAGTTACCATACAGATATGGGCTTGGGCCGAAGATATCAAGTTGCTTGGTCCTACTATCAATCTTTCTATTCAAGGTGATAATGATGAGTATGTTGAAGGAGGAGGAGTGGTTTCTAAACCAGCTTCCGCTGTTGCCCGTGTAGCCAGAGCTTTGGTAAATTTGCCTATTATAGGTCCTTTTGCTCGAGCTACGGATATAGGTGCAAGTGCAGTAGCGGGGATAGCATCTCTATTTGGTTTTTCCAATCCACCTGTTCTTACTCCTGTGATGCCTTATTTGCCAAAACCGTTTGGGCATTTTGCGTCACCTAGTATATCCACACCGTTGGAAAAATTGACAATTGATCCAAAACAAGAGTTAACTATCGATCCACGAATAGCTGGATTACCAGGTGATGATGAGTTGCTCATTAAGAATCTTATAACTAGAGAGTCGTATTTGACAACATGTACAATTTCCACTTCTGATGCTGTGGATACGATCGAGTTTAACTCATTAGTGAGTCCAAACTTGGTTGATTTGTATAATGACGGTACTACTACTATGATATATCCTACCTGTATAGACCATTTTACCCGGCCTTTCCAGTATTGGCGCGGAGACATAATTTTTAGATTTAGATTTATCTGTACTCCATACCATAAAGGAAGAGTTCGTATAACGTATGATCCAGTTGGTGATATCGTTGATAACACACCAGATTACACTTCGGTATTCAACGAAGTGGTTGATATTGGTGTAACCTCAGATGTAGAAGTACGTGTACCGTTCATGCAAGCTTACGGTTGGTTGTTCTCTCGAACGTTAACATATAATGGAGGCGTGCCTACAAAATTGTGGACAGCAGGAAATAGTTTAGCGGTAGCCTACAACTCTAATTATGACAATGGTATGATTGCCGTCAGAGTTGTAACACCAATTACAGCTCCTGTTGCCAGTTCACAAGTGTATATGCAAGTTTTTGTTCGGGCTGCTGATAACTTTGAAGTTGCAGCTCCACAAAATCTTCCTCCTGCTACGTTTATGACGGTACAGTCTGATCAATTAACATATTCACAGAGCACACCTACTTATACTGGTACTGTTCCAGGTGGAGATGAGGATACAAAGTTTCTTATCAATATGGGAGAGAAGATTACATCTTTACGCTCTTTGCTGAGAAGAACCAATTTCTCATATGCCACGCAGTTGGCAGTTGACACTACAGATACGGGTGCTGTTAGCATTCAATATCAAACCTTATATCCACCTTGGTACGGTTATGATACTAATGGAAGACATAGTGCTAAAGGTACATACACTACAGGATCTAATTTTGGATTCAATTATGCTAATAGCACTCCCTTTCAGTGGATAGGTCGTGCATTTGTAGGTATGCGTGGTTCTATGGCTTGGCAATTTAATGTTGATACGAATGGTACTGATGGACTTTTGTCGTCCGTGAGAGTATTTCGTAATGCACAAAGCATAAATACAGGCAATTATAACCAGAGTAATACAAGTGGAACGTTAACTACTACATCTCAATATTCCAAATTTTGGATGACTGATCCTGGAACTGGTGGTTCTGCTTTGACTAATCAAGCAACTAATACTTCGTTAGGAGTAGTTGCTCCTGACTATAATTTTGCTAGGTTCCATTGGGTAACACCAGCATCTGGTTCATTAGGTGTAACCAGTGATGGCAGTGGTTATCAAAATTTTGCACTAGAAGTAAAGTTAAAACCTGCTGCTGCTACAAAAGCAGTAGGTAATATCCGAGTTGACAAATATTTTTCTGTTGGCCCGGATTTTACTTTCTTTTATTTCTTATGTGCACCTCCTTGGGTGTATCTAAACACACCTACACCAAACTAAAATTAGCTACCCCGTAAGGGTTAATGTACTTTAAGTAGTGTGTTAATTCTAGTTAAATAATATATATATACATGTTTACATATTTGGAAACATAATGCGCTCGATAAATATCGAGTCTCGTGCACGGTGCGAGTTCTTATGAAGCATAAAATACGCAGACGCGAAATCTTTAAAACATTCCGCGTTGCGGAATCGTGAGTTTTTAAGAGTGGGCGTCTCGTTAAGAGTCGTGGATTCCCAA